TCCTAATATAGCTGTTTTACCTACATATCTTTCAAGTTTGTTATCTTTTGTAATGGGGCGGTTGTAAATTTGAGATGCAAATTGACAGTACACATCCTCACCCCGGGCAAAAGCGTTAAGAAGATCTTCTTGACCTGATAACCAAGCAAGCATACGTGCTTCAATGTTGGATAAATCTGCTATATATAATAGTTCGGGGTCTTTGCATGTTATTGCATTACGTAGTTGTGACTCACGCGGGAGGTTTTGTAGGTTAATTTTCTCAGAACCACCAAACCTTCCCGTATGAGCTGCGTAATATCGTAAGGGAACGGAAAAAGAACCGTCTGGGTTCACGGATTGAAGCAACCTTTCGGCTCTTGTTTCTTCTAAACGTGATTTTACGGCTTCTCTTGCATCCCAGACATGTTTGTACTGTGGATACATATTACACATTTGAATATATGCAGAATCTTTTTTCCCAAAAGCTGGAATCATTTTTCCAGTTGTTGGGCTGCGTTTTGTAGGAACTGTAATGTCTAATTCCTCCAAAAAATTTGCAAATTTTTGTTGAGAAGCAAGTATTTCTCTTGTTGTGCCACTCGCTTCTATTTTTTGTGCTGTTTCAGCAGCTATCTGGTCTTTGTACGTGTACAACAAAGCACGGTCGAGTGTCAATTTTGGTTCTACAAACATACGAATTGTAAGATCCATTAAATCAAATTCGCTTTGAGGAAATTCGTGGCGCATTTTGTTAAAAATTGCATACGTTAGATCTACGTCTTGTATGCAATAACCACCAATTTGTTCATCGAGCTGGGGATCTAGATCGCGTATGCCTTTTGCATTAACGAGTTCTTCTCCTTTACGCATGCTAGGGTTGTCGGGGTATAAACGTGTACATACATTTTTAAGAGATGCTGATTCATTTGGAAACAAACCACGGCTCATGGCTGCGGTGTCGTAATAATATTTTGCATAAACACCGAACACCTGGGTCAAAATGTACGCGTCAAATAAAGTGTTGTGACATACAAGAGCGGCGTTATCCCAGTCGATTTGTTCAAGAAATTCTTTTACTTCATCTTCAGGAATCCAAACTGTGTCTTCGTCATTAAATTTTACACCTACACCCCAGACTTTAAATTCACCGTCCTGCACATATTGCACAGTACTCATCTTACTGAGTGACAAACGCACGTCATAATAAGTTTCAAAATCGAGTGTAATTAAATTCATTTGTTGTCCTTTTCTAATTTATATAAACACTGTAAACGGGCTCAAAAATTTAACTGGCAATTAGGGTTTGATTTCTTTTCGAAGTTTAAGCCACTTTTCGTATTCGCCTTTCTTAGCGCGCTCCCAACCAACCTGCTTACTGTGTATCATGTTATAAGCAGTACCCATCGATACATATTGAAACTCAATATATATAGTGTCTTCTTTTGGGTAGGTATAGGGGTGTAGTCTATTCCTTTTGACATGTACAAATGTTGACACAATTACTCCTTAATTGTAGTTGACTTTTAAGAAAAAGCCTTTATAAGAAAAGTATAGTCTATAATTATGTAGACTTCAAATAAGAGGAAATAATCATGGCAACTTTTAGTTCTGATTCAGTATCTGGTAATTCATCGTTCAAACCTTTTCCGGGTGGAACTATGGGTGTTAGATACGCGAAATATACAGTAACTGCAGCTTGTAATACAAATGACGTTTACCAAATGGTTGACGTTTTTGCTGGTGAAACTGTGCATGACGTTAAAATTAAATCTTCGGATTTAGACACAGGCACAGATCTAGTATTTGATGTCGGTGACGGCTCTGATACTAACAGATACATCGATGGTTCAACAATTGGGCAAACAGGAGCTTCTGACACCACAGGTGTCGCTGACTTAGCGCCTGTAGCTTATACTGCTGATGATACTATTGATATTCTTGTTGAAGTAGATCCAGCTGGCGATGTAGCAACTGGAACGCTAGAGATGTGGGTTTACATTTCGTAAACGAGTCACGTACGGATATTTCTGGCTAGGCGGGAGGTAGACGTATCGCCCTTTAGGGCGTATACGGCTAACGAAGCCGGGCCAGAAATGTACGTACTGCGAAGCTCCCAGTGATAAAATTAGCCCAATTTTTATGAATAAAGACAATATTCAGGGCGTCACACACATTTTATCTCGATTTCGCCACCTGAGAGCACGCAGCTTATAGGACGAATATTGCCTTCAAAAAGGATTTGCGTCTATCCAATCGGGTTCACAAGTATTGCAGCACTCTGGGGTCCCACAATTTGTATGTATTTCTCTTTGTTTCCAATACATTTCCCTAATGTATTTACCCAAAGCAGCGTCATTAGGATATTCCATAACTAATTGATTAAGTTCTTTTAATCCTAAAAATTGATGTTCTTTGTCTTTAACTCTCATT